CATCAGTTAGAGGTCCTACTCTTTCATTAAACTCTGGAAGTGTTTCTCCTGCTAACAGTTCAGGTAACTCTCTAGGAGTTGCACCTGTTTGTTCTTTAGCTTCTGTAAGCTGTGGGTTTGTTTCTAAACTGACTGTATCTTCTACACCGTCAGGCAAGACTGTTGGGTCTATACTAAGTGGAAACTTATTACCCCCAAACAACACTTCTACAAGTTGTCCGTAAGCAGCAAGAACTTTTGTTTTAGTTACTTTAACAAATACTTTTGATTTTTCCGTAGAAGTGAACTGTACTTCAGGACTGTACAAACCACGATAGTTTCTGTAAGCCTGTATCCATCTTTCCTCGTCACCTCGTCTGTTTGTTTCTGCTTTGGTAAACTTACCCTTTACAAAACTAACTATATCTCCTGCAGGTGTATCTACAAGTGCGTCCTGTTGTATATCATCAATTGCTGACGATTCTACTGAATCAGGAGTTATTTCATTTTCTTCCATATTTTACCTCAGTATCCAAAAGTTGAGTCAGCTACCTGAAAGCCAGTTCGCTGCATATCTGGGTTGTAGTCAAACAAACTACTTCGTGGTCGTGTCATTACACCGTAACGTAGTGCATCATATAAGTGGTCTTCTGACTTTGTATCTACGTCTTCCGAATTGTTCTTGTCGAGTGGGATAGAAGGAAGTTGAGATATAATATTTGTACAAGTGTTAAAGAAGACAATGCGTGGTTCTTCGGTAAATTCATCGACTTGCAATCGCCTGTGTATTTCGTTCTTTCCTGCAATTCTACTTCCTTTACTTCTATCAGAAGGTCTCCATCGACAGCCTTTAATTATCATCTGTTCGGCTAGTGAAGGTCCTGTATCCCCTCTTTTGTGCCACAGTGAACTATCTAATACTCCATATCGAATACTGCCGTCCTCTGCTTCAGCTTCAAGCACCATATCAGCTAAGTCTGTTGCCAATACTTTTGATGCATACAACTCTCTGTATACTACTAGTTGCTCTGATGGTGTTACAGCTATCCAAACAACTCCTGTGTGACTTCCATATCCATAGTCACAAGCTCTAAACTTTGTCCAACTGTTTGGTATAATATAAGGGTCAACAACGTGTATAGTCCTATTCCACTCTGGAAATGCTGCTCCTTCATTGACATCCCAATTACCCTCTAGTAGTTGCTTGCGTTGATACTCAGGTAAAGACAAAAGGTTTGCTTCATACATTCCATCTTCTGCTAAGTATGGATTATCAAAGAGGGTAGCAGGAATAAATCGTCTTTTAAATAATGGTTTACCTTCTTGACTGTGACCCTTAGGCATTTGAAGAACCTTACCTGTTTCTAGGTCTGTTGCCCAAAAGGATGTGTTGTGTGGTGCAGGGTCAATAAACATTTTCTTTACCCAACTGTGTCCTGCTCCCCCGGGGTTTGATGTAGCTCTCTGGTATAAATCTAGTCCACTTCCTTTTGCTGTACGTAGTCTTGACCTCATGTAGTCGAATGGATAAGGACTCCCCCACTGTGTAAGTTCGTCAAACCCTATCCAACTAAAAGCCTGTCCCTGATATCGTGTAACATCATCATCTCTGTCTAGGTAAGACATCCAGAGTGTTGCTCCTGATGGTGCTACCCAAGTCTTGTCTCTCTCCATAAAGCGTATATTAGGTATTGCCTGTGGATAGAGTTGTTTAGAAACAGAGATAAGTTCCCTTAGTTCTTCTGTTGTGCGTCTTATCAGTAGTCCCCTAAACTGAGGATTATTAAAGTAACGCACAGGGTCGGCTAACATTGCGTAAGACTTGCCACCTCCTGCTGAACCACCGTATAACACTTCACATTCTGTAGACGAAAGAAACTCTGTTTGAGGCCCTTTATTCGGTTGGAAGATAACCTTCTGTGCTTCTTCTACTTCTACTGGCTCAGGTTTCGCCTGTGCGTACACCTTGGGTTCTTCCACCGTATCTACTGGCTTCGATTTTTTCTGCTTTTTCAAGGGCTTCTTTGTACCTTTCGGCAAGGTAGCGTTTATTTGAAGCTTCTCTCTTACGCTTTTGTTCAAGTTTAACCCTGTGTCTAAGTCCTACGTAGGATATGTATCGTCCTGATTGTTCACTCAACCAATTTGCTACATCTCTATAGCTATACTGTTTGAGATACTTTTTTGCTTTTTCCAACAAATTTAATTGTTCTACTATTGGTAAAAGAATATCTTTATCTTTTGGGTCTTGCTCATAACCAAAAGGTATAACTCGTCCAACTCTTACTATAGGTTGCCAATCAAACCCATCTTCTGTTTCCTCTGGTACAGGCAGTTTCCAGTCTTTAGTTGTTCTCATCATTCTTCGGTGGCAGGATAAACAGAGGACTAGCTGCCGTCACCTCCACCTTATCTGTTTTAGTAAATCCACTACGGTCTAATACGTCTTTAGCTGCTATCATCTTTTCTTTGTTACCTAAGTCTGTAGGACTGTGCATTACTTCATACATAGAATAGGCTGCCTTAGTAGCTGCAGAAGAGATAAATTGTTTAGTCAAGTCAGCTATTTGTTCTTTAAGAGCAGCAGTAATAGAGGAAGTAGCAACATTCTCGCTGTATCCTGCAAGCTTCTTTGCCTCTACAGGATTACCTCGTGCTTCTTCAAAGAGTACATCTAAGAACTTCTGTTGTTTTTCTGTGAGTGCCATTAGTTTAGTTCAAAATGTGGACCATCAATAAATGGTCTTCTACCTTGACTCCTTCTTATGTCTATGTAATTATTCATAGCATCTTCCATTGGACGTTCCCAATCTGTTATGCTGTCTATATTCCATGCTGCTCCCCAACGTATATTAGCTCCAGTCTCTTTAGCTGCAGCCTTCATTGCGTCTGCTATATCATCATACATCACAATGTCCCAACTTGGATTACTGCCATCGTATGCCATTAAATCGACAGCGTGTGATGTTCCGTCTTCTTGTATAAGGTGTTTGCTACGCATAGTCTGTGAGCGTCCTGCCTTATACAGCTTCTCTTGCTCTTCCAAGGAACGGACACCATAGATAACTCCAAAGTCCACTTTACTCACTTCGATGGCACGTTTTACTGTATTCACTAGTAGAGGATTTACACCTTCTAGTTTACCTAGACTTCTACTTGATAGTTTAAATGTCATTTCTTTTTCATCCCATTAAAAAATTTACCTGCAGACCGTGTGGCAAAGCTTGCCGATACAATAGCTCCTAACGCAATCTGATACCACTGTGGCATTCCTGCCAAAGCCGTAAAGCCATCTGCTACTATACCCCTACCCCATTCACCACAGAAGCTCAGTACTAGAGGAATGCTAAACAGTAGAGTTAGCCATTCATCTTTCCACGAGGACTGTGATGCCCTCATAGCAGCTAAGTCCCAATCTATCTCACCTGTGGCTTCTTTCATGCGAATGGTTGCTTCAGCTTTCTGAACAGCAACCTTACCATCTAGGTAAGAAGATGCTAAACTAGATACAGAACTTAGTAGTGTACCTAGCATTATACGCAGTCACAATCTTCATGGCATTTTTTATTTAACAATGCACACCATAATCTTTTTAAATACTTTCTCATCTTTCTCCCCTCTCCATTCCTTTTGTTTCTGATTTCTCTGCTCCCATCCAAATTGCAAAACTCCCTGTCATTGCTCCTGTAATCACGGATATTAGCCCTGCCTGTTGTGTGGTCAACTCTGGCTGACTCAAAGCCCATTCTATACAACGAATGTAAACGCCTGTCATAACGAGCATCATAAGTCTTGGGAGTATTCGCCATCTGTCAAGTGTCTCTGGAGTCATCTTCTTTTTTCTTTTTTATAGTTTCTTCTACCCAATCACCATTGTGACCTGTATGTTCACAATACTCACACTTTTCATCTTCAATGTGATGTCCACAGACTTCACAGGTAGGCTCATATAGCATCAACTGTCTACGCTATTATTCTGTGCTATAAATTTATTAAGCACATCTTCATTAACACATATAACTCTCTCTACAGGTCTTTGCCCATAAAACTTCCATACAGTTTTTACGAGAGGTTCAGGATTGTTCTTTACAAAATCTTTACACTCAGCTATGCTGTGGAAGTGTCCGTGTTTTGGTTGCTTAAAGACCAGTATGTCCTGCATACC